ACTATTTAGGTATATGCGATGCTGATTATTTTAAAGTATTACATAAAGTAACCAAACCTGATACATGTATCGGTTATGTCTTTAATAACATTAGTTATAAATATGCTTATATACCTAATTGTAAGGCTATTTTTTATCATCCAGAGGAGACTAAAGATAAGATTAATAGAGCCAGAGAAGCTATTATTAATGATTCTCTTGGTTCTTATAAATCACCCGGTAGTAATATTATTCATTTTGAATGTTATCCAAAAACTGAATATGAAATTAATAAAGAACTAACTAAGTTACTACATTATCCTGCTCTTACATGTGATATTGAAACATATTCACTACATCATGTAGATGCAGGCCTTGGTTCTATCTGTTTCTGCTGGGATGAACATAATGGTATAGCTTTTAAAATAGATAAGGATAGTTTTACTAAAAATACTCCTGTAAGAAAGTTATTAAGAGCATTCTTTATATTCTATAAAGGTACTTTAATATTTCATAACATAGCATTTGATGTTACTGTCCTTATCTATCAGTTATTTATGAAAGATATTCTAGATACAAAGGGTTTACTCTATGGACTAGATGTCATGTTAAAAAACTGGGAAGATACAAAGCTAATTACTTATTTATGTACTAACTCATGCTCAGGCAATAATCTTGGACTTAAGTATCAAGCACAAGAATTTGCTGGTAACTGGGCAGAAGATGAAATAGGTGATATTACTAAAATCCCTCAGGAAGAATTACTCAGATATAACCTTATAGATGGTTTATCTACTTGGTTCGTTTATAACAAATATAAAGATAAACTAATACAAGATAAACAAGATAAACTATATAACACTATATTTAAAGGTACCACTAAGGACATCATACAGATGCAATTAACGGGTATTCCTTTAAATATGGATAAGGTTAAAGAAGCTGAGGTTAAATTGAACCAAGATAAAGATAATGCTGTTAATATATTAATTAATAATAAACATATAAAAGATTTTACTTTGGTTCTTAAACAGTCATGGGTAGATACTTATAATGCTACACATACTAAAAAACAGGTAACTATACAAGATAGTCCTATAGAATTTAATCCTAACTCAGGTAAACAGATTAAAGAACTTTTATATGATAACCTTCATTTACCTGTCATAAACCTCACAGAATCAAAGCAACCAGCTACTGATGGTGATACCCTAAAGGCTTTAATGAACCATGTTCAGAGCCAAGATATTAAGGATATTCTGCAAGCTTTAATAGACTACTCAGCTGCTGAAAAGATACTTACTGCTTTTATTCCTGCATTTAAAAAAGCGGTACCTGCCTGTGATGGTAGAAGTTATCTGTATGGTTCTTTTAACTTAGGTGGAACTGTATCAGGTAGATTAAGTAGTAGTAAACCTAATTTACAAAATCTGCCTGCTACAGGATCTAAATATGC